TGTAGACACGATAAACGTAAAATGACGATTTTAGTTCGTGCATTTTGCGAAGCATATTTAATTGATGGCGAACAACGTCCTCTTAAGATGCGCCCACTTCAAGAAATGATAGTGGTCACTGCATTAACACACCCTAAAAACGGCAAACAGCGCAAAATGGCTATCTTGGCTCCACGAGGCAGTGGTAAGTCCTATGCCCTTTCGATAGCTGCAACTGTGTATATGTTCTTTAAGAGATTTAGGGATTTAGTTTTTATCTTGGCTCCATCTGAGGACCAAGCCGCGCTTATATTTAATTATGTATATAGGCATTTCGCTGATAATGTATTCTTAAGTGGCTTAGTTAAGAACTATAGGTTCCATAACAAACCAAATATAACTTTAAAAGGAGGCACTGTGCTCCGTAGAGCTCCGGTAGCTCCATCCAATCAGGGACAGGCTATACGTGGCCAGCACCCTACCTTCTTAATTGTGGATGAGAGTCCACTTATAAGTGATAAATTATTCATTGACAATGTAGAGCCCTGTATAATAGCGAACAAGGCGCCCTTTATTAACTTGGGTACCCCGAAAAGTAAGGATAATCACATGTGGCGCTATCTGTATGATGACGCCTATGCGGATTCATATGAAAGGTTAGTGTATACGTGGAGAGATGCTGTAAAGTGTGGTAGAGCTTATTCGCCACCCTACACAGAGACTGAAATGCTTGACAAGATGATGGAGTGGGGAGAAGATTCAATATACTGGAGGACAGAATATGAGTGTGAATTCGTCGAGTCGGTCTCACAAATCTTCAATGCAGAAGCCATTAAGGCATGTAGAGTCAGAGGAACCTATTTCGCAGAGCGAGGAAAGGTTTATCCGAATTGTACTGTGGCCGTGGATATTGGTAAATCCGTTAATAGCACTGTTATTAGCGTTTGGGCCGTCGAGAAAGACGCAGATGGAAATATTGCACGTCTTATCTCTTTGGAAGAAATCAATCCTCGAACTGGCGGGCACGATATTCCCTACCAACGTAGTCGTATCGTTGACACAGCCAGAGATTTTGGCGCTGAGCGCATTATCATTGACGCTACTGGTATTGGGGGCGCGATTGAGCAAGACATAAGGAAGGCCTGTTATGAAGATGGAAGACATTTTATACCTTTCATTTTTACAGGAGGACCAAAGGGTACCAAAACCCAAGCATATAGAGACTATGTATCTTTTGTACAACAGGGGATAGTGAAAATACCACATCCCAAAGATTTAGAACCTAAAGAGGCTAAATTAGTTAATAAGTGGATAAGAGAGCATTGTGAATTAGAATACGTCATGGACGCAGCCAATAAGACAGAAAGAATTGCTGCCCCAGATGGTAAACATGATGATTATTGTGATAGTTCGGTAATGGGCATACATGCTGCCCTATCTATGATGCCAGCCAGTGCTACCTTTGCGAGTGCTAATATAAGTCGTTCTACTCCTAAACATACCCAAAATACTGATATGCCTTCTATATTTAGGACCGGAAAGAGCAGAAATACCTTAAATAAACGTATACCCGGAGGGTTATGAGCGAAAGCTTTATATACTCTGTTTATATAATATGAATTGATAGCTATGGCCCTTCGTGATTATTTGCCTTGGAATAGGCGTAAATTTGCGTCGGTGGGGTCAAACCCGCCATTTGCAGCAAACGAACCGCGAGACTACGGAGCGGGTGTTATTAAACGCATCCAACTCCAACAAAACTCAGGAATGTTCGGTTCTGCATACGAAAAGCAAATAGGAGATGCAAGAACGTACATGAATGTGTACCTAGCTGACCCTATTGTTAGAACGCTTATTGACCTCCCGTGTTTATACGCGGCCAAGGACGGTTACGATATAGTAACTGATGATGACGACGAGCGTTTAGCTATCACTAAGTTATTTGATGAAATTAACATTGACCAGTTATTATATGGCTGGTTGAGAAATGGTCGCATTTTTGGCACATCATATCTTGAGTGGACTGGGGACAATTTAGTCTTAAGGTCTTCTATCAACATGAATGTCCAAAGAAGCGAGAACGGTCAAATAATGTATTATTACCAAGATTTGGGAAACGACGAAAATTCAGTGAGGTTTGAAGAAGATGAAATTATCGAATTTAAAAATAACCCATTCGATGATTATGCTTATGGTTTATCTGACATCCATCCAATTCTTTATTTGGTTGACCTTAAAGATTATGCAGAACGGGATATCGGAGCTGCTCTCAATAAATACGCTAATAGTCGCTTTGATATTAGCTGCGGACTTCCCGATATGCCTTATAATGCTGACAAGATTAATGAAGTGGTGGCAGCCTTCAATGGATTAGAGCCCGGTGAGGACATCATACACGGTAATGATATAGCAGTTAAAGAGATGCAAGGCACACAACGCGCATTTGAATATGGTAAGTATACAGACGATATTCTTAAGAAGATACATATAGCATTGAAAGTGCCAATAACGATGTGGGAAAAGCCTGAACAGGCAAGACCTATATTTGAACCTTATGTTAAACATTTACAGTCAGCAATTGAGGCAGCCCTCAATTCACAGTTAATGCCACAATTACACAGTGGTGAAGCTAGATTCAAGTTCAGGCAAATCAACGTAGACGATGCATTTGTCAAAGCAAAGACTGATATGGTATACCTTTCTGAGGGAGTTCTTTCGCCCGGTGAAGTAAGGATGGAAAGAGGACTGAATCCAGACGGCGTGACAGAGATACAGGACACAGAAGAGAATGTAAATGTCTCTGGTGGAAAGGACCAAGATAAGAAAGAAGAGTCCGCAAGGACAGAAAACAGAGCTGGTAATAAACCATCAGCAAACGCAACGGGGGATAGAAGTAAAGATGAGTAAAGATTATGCGTATGAGCATTGTTTACTAGAAACAGCGCCACGATTAAAAAAGCGTGGCCACAAGAACTATAAAGAACTCGCATCTAATTTATGTAGAATGCGAATAGACACAATGCCAGAAGACGAAGCTGGCAGAAAATTTGCAAGTAACGAAAATAGCCAAGATGGCACTAGACGTACATTTGCAATGGAGATGTTTGGAGAAGCAGTTCTTGTTGACGATTATCATGAATTTCCGGTCATTGCTATAACATCAGGCCCCCATGATGTAGAAGGTGACCAAAAGGTTTATATAGAACCCTCTATATTAAAGGATAATATAGAAGCTTTCAATGAGCTTCCGGTTTACTTTAACCATCAACGTACACCCGACGATTTGTTGGGCATGGCTATCAACCCAGAATACGTAGAATTAGAAGATGGTTTACAGGCCGTGAAGCTTATGGCACGCATCCACAAGGATGCAGTAAAAGCAAATGAAGTGTTGGAAAAGATAGAGAATGGCGATATGACTCATGTCAGTATTGATTGGCTTTCCAAAGATGTTGACGTCTTAGGTGAGCCATTTGCAACAGACATTCGTCCTGTCGAGGTGAGTTTCATTGATAATGACACTCGAACCCCCGTATGTGATGCATGTACAATCGAAAAGAAATGTGAAAGCCACGAAACGAAAAAAGCTTGTGGTTGCGAAGGCGACCATAAGGAAGCTTGTACCTGTGACAACGGGACAACTAGCGAGGAAACTATGACAGAAGAAATAGTAAAAACAAAAGAGAGCAATCCTATCGTAGAGCGTGAATTCGCATCTATGAAGAGTAAGCTCGAAGAGATGCAATCTGTCCACGCAGAGTTAACTTCAACGCATGAAGAGGCTCTCGCCACCATCGCCAAGTTTGAGGAAGCTGAAGAAGCTAGAAAAGTGGAGCTTGCAAAAGCACGCGTTTCTGGATTCGTTGACGCAATAATCAACAAGGAAGCCCTCCTCGGCAAGGTGAATGACGAGACCCGCGAAGAGCGTACAAAGGAACTCAACGCATGGGATGAGATTAAGCTAGAAGGATTTAGCATAGCGATGGAAGGGATGGCTGTCCCAGAAGAGACAGAAAGAACTTTCGGAAAGGGTAAAGCCCAAGATGCAGAATCAAAACCAATTGAAGAAGTACCAGAAACAAAGCGAATGTTCGCTATGAAAGATGGTCAAATAGTATTCAATGGGTTAGAAGAAAATAACAAGGAAGAATAAATATGGCAGTAACAAACAGCGTATTAGTAAATGATGGTGGAGCACCAGCTCGAATCATCAATTTAGAAGCCGCAACAGCAATTACCGCTGGTATGTGCCTTGAAGTCAATTCCT